GCCTTGCCCCCAAGGCGATGGTCTACAACAAGTCTCCCCTTTTGATCCGAGTCTGCAAACTTGAGTTCACTCCGGACCAGACAAGTGCTAAGCTAAATGTGATTCTGCCCGGTTCTTTGTCGGGTGAATTGCCGGACAAGTTCCCATGGGAAGAGTAGCCGAACTTTTATCGTGGGCGCAGAACACGAACGGATCAGAAAAGTCGCCACTAGCAAAGGGCGACCCCGGCGGCCTTGCGACTTGCGAGGCTGAGCACTTTGATTCATCGGGCGTTGATGCTCAGCCGTTGCCCGGTGACTTTTTCGCAAGCCACGATGGACCTGGAACTGGTGATGATGTTGTTAGTGGTTATCACGATCCTAAAACTACGCGGAAAGCTGGCGCGGGGGAGCACCGAATTTACGCGCGCTCGGCTCCGGGTGTTGTCTCGGCTGAGATCTGGTGCAAAGCAAATGGCACGGTGGAGATCTCATCGCTTTTTGCGGGCGGAAAAGTCGTGATCAATGGTGTTGAGATCGATCAAGACGGAAACGTGAAGGTTCCTGGGGACGTTTCCTCAGCTGGTGAGGTGACGGCCAAGGACGCGACCCCAGCAACGGCCGTGGGACTCTCAACACACTTGCACAACAGCGCCATGGGGCCGACCTCGCCCCCCACAGGGGGCACCTGATGCCGTTGATCAAGGCGAATCTCTCAGCGGGCATCAAAGCGATCAGTGATGATCCCCCGGAAAGCCAAGCGGACGCGGCTGAGAAGTGGGCAACCGCGATCGTAGACTACGCGACCCCGGTGATCCCCGCGAGTACCACGGTAGCGGGCGGAAAGTCGGCTCTACAATCATCGCTTGAGACTGCTTTTGGAAGCCCGGCGGCGGCCCCAGGAATGGAAGCCGCATTCACTTCGTTTGGAGCCACGATCGGCGGCGGCATGGCTGGCTTTGTGGCCGTTCCCCCGCCTGGACCTGTTGGGTTCGCTGCCCTGTTTGCGGGCACCACTGACGACACACAAGAAGCGGCGGACAATATGGCCGATGCGATCGATACTTGGATGAAAACCGGAACCGCTACACCTGTCGGGGGCGGTCCATTGGTGAACTGGAGCTAGCATGTCAGATCCAACATTGACTTTGCAGGAGAACGGAGGCGACCTCACCCTTGAAGGTGGCGATCTGTTAGTGGGTAACGGCCTTGAGTCGGCGGCCGTGTGCTCTCTCTGGGGTGGAAACCTGGACGACAACTCTCTACCCGGCGACGATCCGAAACAATACTGGGCCAACCTTGTAGTACCGGATCAAAGCAGCAAGCTGAGGAGCGAAACTCAGCGCCTACTCACATCGATCCCGGCCACATCCGGCAACCTGCTACGGCTGCAAGATGCGATCGCTCGGGACCTCGATTGGATGACTGAAAATTTGGTGGAAAAAATGTTCATCGAAGTATCACTAGTTGGTGTAAAAAGGGTCTCAACCGTGATTGATTTTCTCATGAAAGATGGGGACACACCTCAGCTTAAATTCACTAGAGAGTGGACGGGTCAAGAATGAGCCAGCAAGTACCAAAGATCTCCGAGATTAACGCAAACATCATTGCTCAGCTTGAGGCGTCTCTAGGAACAACGATCCCGATCTTCCCCAAGTCGTTTTCGCGAGTCCTTGCGGCTGCGATCGCTGCGATCTTCATCATTGGATACAAGTTCGCGGGCTGGGTTTGCCTTCAGCTTTTCGTCAAGTATGCGTCCTACGACTCACAAACGGTTAACGGTCAAACGTTCATCCCGCTTGTTGAGTGGGGCAACCTCATTGGAGTAGGCGCGCCCAAGCCCGCTACCCGATGGGAAGGCGAGATCACGGTCCCGGTTCAGCAACAGATCGGGGATCTCAAGGCTGGTTCCTTCTTGCTCAAGAAGGATACCGGGGTGATCTACTCGGTGATCGCGGACGTGCCGCTTGATGCGGCTACAGTCACCGCAAAGATCCAATCGGTAGACGATGATCAGGGCAACAGCGGCTTTGGAGAGATCAGCAATCTTTCGATCGGTGATGAGCTAGAGTTTGCTAACCCGCTCCCCTACGTCTCTGGCACCGTCGTAGTGAGCGCTGAGACGGTTGTGGCGGCCGATGCCGAGAGTGAGAACGCCTACCGTGACCGAGTAGCCACACGCTTTCAGAAGCGCCCTCAGGGCGGCGCGCGAGTCGATTACCAGATCTGGGGTGAGCTTGTTGAGGGGATCGATCTGGTTCTGCCTTACACGGGCAACCCGTCGGACAATCACATGACCCTGTTTTCCAGGTCCACAACGGAGGTTGATGGTTTCCCCACGCCTACTCAACTTGACGCGGTGAAAGACTCGGTCCTTTTTGATGAGGAGGGCTTTGCTACGCGCGCGCCCCCAGGAGTGCTCATCACATCGAACTCAATCACGAGGACTGAGGTCGAAATTGAGATCCAAGGACTGGGCCTAACAGATGGCTCATCGATCACGCTCACGAGTTTGCAGCAGAAAATTCAGGATGCGCTCACCTCCCATCTCTTGGGCCTTGAGCCGTTCATCCTTGGAGTGTCAACGCTCCCCCCTCAGGACCGCGTTTCATCGGCCGCGATCGGCGGTGTGATCTATGCGGTGACGGAAAGTAACGCTGCCTTTTTCGGCGCCTATGTGGTAAGAATCGGCGGTAACATCACGACTACGAAGGTTCTTGATGAGGGCCAGTTGGCGAAACTAAAACTTCCGGTGATTTACTCATAAAGGGCTAACATGGCAATCTCACCAAAGAACCGTTACAACGCGAATCAGATCGATGCTTCGGATACCTCCGGCTACCCGGAGGGCAAAGCCAAAAACATTTCAGGTCTCGGCAACACGGACGGCACCCCGTGGGAAGAAGATCTCACCAATGATATTTTTGGTTTTCAGCAAGCGATCCTAGCGGCCGGTGGAAACGTCGTTCCGAGCGGAGTCCCGGACAAGGTTGGCGCGTCTCAGTACATGGACGCGATCAGAACTGCTCTCCAAGGCGGTGTGCCTCTCGCTTTCCGTGATGGGCTTGTTACGCAATTCACCATCCCTGATTGGGTCACTCCCACGTCAAAGATCCACATCCAAGGAGTAGCAGGAGGGGGCGGCGGCGGCGGCTGTCGTCACAACGGAACGGCGGCGGCCGCTACTGCGGCTGGCGGCGGCGGCGGATCCGGTCGGATGTTTGACTATGAGTTCAGCGGCTCAGATCTACCGCCTGGAACCGTTCTTGATTTCGTGGTGGGCCAAGGCGGGGCCGGTGGAAACGGCGGCACACAAAGTATCGCGGCTACCAACGGAACGCCCGGAGATAACACCACGCTCACGATCGCATCACTCGGGCTCACACTGACCGCGCTCGGTGGTCTTGCTGGCGCTCAGGGTGTGATCTCGGGTGGAACCCCGAGTTCAGGCGGCGGCGGCTCCGGCTGGTGCGGCGGCGGCGGCGGTTCATCTAAGAACTCTCAAGCGAGCGGCGGATCGTCCTACCCATACGACACACCGCGCGAGGGCCTAGGCGGTGAGCCGGGGTGGCAGGAAACCTTTGCGGGTAACAACGGTGAAGGTGGAAACGCTGGAACCGAGTTCATCAGTGTTGCGCCCGGTAATCAGTTGATCCGTTCTCGCCTCCGGTACTTCGGACAAGGTAGCGATGGCGGAAGCTGGATCGATTTCTCAGGCGGCACCAAGTGGGGCTGTGGAGGCGGAGGCGGCGGAGCTGGGCCAAGTAACATTTGGATCCCTTATGATTTCGCACTGGACTCCTACAACGGCTACAACTTGCCCGACAATAGCCCGCCCTCAGAATACTGGGACGCGGTAGGAAAGCGCGGATACGGACCAGGCGGCGGCGGCGGCGGAGGCGGAACGTGGTTCATCCCTAGCAACTTCGTTGCCTACGGTGGAGGTAAGGGCGCCTCGGGCATGCTCTATATCAAGTTCTCATGATCGTTTTTCGCGCACTAGAAAAACTCCTTCCACGCGGTGAAGCGTTCAAGCTCACCGTTGAGAAAGTGTTAACGAATTACATTCGCGGCATTGCTGCGGGTGCGCCTGAAGACTTCAAGGGTTTTGCTTTTTTGGTTTGGCGGGATCTGTTCCCGTTCACCACAACTCAGATCGAAGCGTGGGCAAATCAGTTCGGACTTTTTCCAAACGAGAACGAAGCAAACCAGCGCCAAAACGTTGACGCGGCTTGGAAGTCCACAGGCGGTCAAGGGTTGGACTACCTCCAAGCTCTGATCGATGCGGCCGGGTTCAACGTAACGGTCCATGCCTCACTTGATCCGAACTCTCAGACGTACCGCAACCCGCTCAACTACCTTGCGGTCGCTGCCAACATTGGGACCATTCAGTGCGGCTCGGAAACGGCCTACTGTGGTTCGATCGATGCCTACGACTCGGGCCTACAGGGCGCGATTCAAGATCACATCGTAAACCAGGATCTAAGCGGGCGAGTTCAGCCGGACATCTCAAACGATCCGGCAACGTTCCCTTTTTGGATCTATGTTGGCGGTGAGGTATTCGGAACGAAGGCCACGATCCCCACCGATCGTGAAGTCGAGTTCCAGTCACTGATCCTAAGCATCTTCCCCGGAACCTACTGGATCGGGTACATGATCGATAAGGCAAATGATAACCAGTGGGACGACGCTGCGATCTGGGACGACTCCTTGATCTGGAATGATGATGACTTTTGGGGCACCCCATAATCTGCTAACATCTGGAAACTGAACGATGGCTCAACAGACCTTTAGTAACCTCGATCAACTGTTCAACGTTCGCACGCTGATCAATGCGAATGCAACAGATGCGGAGTCTCGGCTTTCGGCATTGGAACCGAGCGGACCAACGAACGGCCTTCTAAGAAAGGGAAGCTCAGGACAGATCGAAGGCTTCGCAGGCCTCACCCTCGGCGTCACTGGATCGGACTACGCGATCGGTGCTGGTGAGGTTGGGGGCTCGGTCGCGTTTGACTTCAAAGGCTACACGAGCACGCTCTACAAGGATGAGACTGACACCCTCATGGCGCGCCTCTACCGAGATGGCGCAAACTTCCGTTTGGATGAGTCGGCCGGGTACACGCTCAGGATCAACAATGTTCACCTCAGCGCAACCGGGCCCGGAACAAACTTCCTCGCGGATGATGGCAGCTACAAGCCCTTTGGTGGGGCGGCTACCGACGAAAAGGTCAAGGCGAGTCCGGCGGATACCACTCCCGGTTTCCTCACTGAGAAGCTAGGCACATCACCGGGACTTTCGTTCGCACTTGAGAACCCCGGAGCAAACGAAAAGTTCCAGTTCTTGAACATGGCCGGGGCAGCCGCGCGCCAGTGGAACTTCGATGCGTCGAGCACGGCGGCCGGAGATCCGGGCGGCGGAAACTTCCGAATGAATAACGTGAACCAGGGTTCCGTAACTCAGTTGTTCATGAGTAAAAACGCTCTACCTGAGGGGATCATGACCTCTCTCTTGGGCGCGATGAAAACCGGAGATCGGATCATCGCTGAGAGCACGAACGGGCTCAAGTACAAAATGTATGTGCTCACCGGGAACGTTGTTGATGCAACTTCCCACATGGTGATTCCCGTGTCCGTTGAGTTCGCATCCGGCTCCGATATCGTAGACGCGGATCCCGTATCATTCGGGCTTTACCTCACGAGGCCCACAATAACCTCAGCGGGTAGCGCGCGCTACATTCAGACGGCGGACGGGTCCGGAGGCTTCTCAGCTGATATCAACGCGCAAACGTTCCACGATTCAAACCTTGCAGAAATGCGAATGCAGGTTCCCACTCTGAGCGGCGTTTTTGCTGGCTACATGGTGAACGATTCAAGCGGCGCGCTTGCTCTCTCCCTTGGGTACCTGGAAAGCTCAACACGCCCGCGACTGTTAAGCGGTAACACCTTCCAACTCAACACGGTCGGCTTTCCTACCGGCGTCGCTATTGCTTACACGCTACCGGCTGCCGATGGTGCGGCGGACACTTACCTGAAAACCGATGGCTCCGGGGCTATGTCCTTCAAGGATCCGTCCTCGGAACCGATCAAGGTACGAACGGCCTCCGGTGGTAGCACCCTTCAGCTTGACGATCAGGGCAAGACCGTTGATTGCACTAGCGGAAGCTCAAACACGCAAACGGTTCCGACAAACGCGGCCGTAGCTTTCCCGATCGGTACGGTAATCTATGTGACTCAGCTCGGCGCGGGCCTTGTGACGATCGCGGGATCCGGCGGAGTCACGATCAATGTTCACAGCGGAACGCTTGCCCTTGCTGGGCAGTTCGCAACGATCATGCTCCGCAAGACAGCCACGGACACTTGGCTCATGACTGGTGAGAACGGGGTATGAGGGGCCTCACGCCTGGGGTTCTAGCGGCGGCCGGTGGTAGCGGCGGCGGCGGCGCGGCTGCGCCTGTTGTGGATAGCTCTGCTAGCTACTCGGGCGGCTTTGGTTCGTTCACCGAATCTTTCACACTGAACGCGGCGGCCGGAACCAAGCGCGCGCTTCTCTACATTCATGGCGCTGAGGGTGGCACGAGTGGAGTAGGCGCGAACTCGGTCACCTACGACGGTACCGCCATGGCTCTCCTCAAGAGGATTGAAAACGATCGTTACAGTAGCTACCTCGATACTTCTTGGTGGGTGCTCTACGATGCGGATCTACCAGCCGTAACGGGCGCCTATGACTGTGCGGGCAACAGCCCGAGCGAGTACCATCACCAGGGGCACTTCATTTTGCTCACGGGCGTAAACCAAACCACCCCGGTCGGTGATATCGTTGATCTGATCCAGGATAGCGGAGCCCCCACAAGTAGCTCAGTCCTCAACACCGTTTTGGGAGACGACTATATCAACATTGATAGCTTTCACGGTTGGTCAGCCTCCCCGACCAAAGACGCGGCTCAGACATTGATCCAGCAAACGGCGGACGCTGGGGCGTATCACCTCGGAACAAGTTTCAAGAGACCTGCGGCCGGTTCTATGATCTGGACCTATGCCGCGAACAATTCAGACGGGCATGTAGGGGTCACGTTTAAGGGCGGATGAATGGCTGAGCCAATTGATTTTAGAATGCCGATCGGGAACTGGCGCAAGCTCAAAGGGCGTGCTCCTGGTAACTCGGCTTTCTACTGGTACCACGAACCGACCGGAACCTACGGCCTGGGAGACTTTTCCGCAGGCGATGAGATCGGCGGCTACGCTGAGGGAGATAGCAAAACCTTCCTCAGCGCAACCCATATCATCGTCATGACGCGACAAAATATCGTCCGTTTCAAGGGAGCCCATGAGCGCCCCTCTGAGGCCGTTTCAGATCCTGCCGTCACCGAGGTCGAAAGTTCAGAGAAAGCCTCTGAGGCGACGGCTGAGCGCGAGGAATCATAGAATATGCAACAGACACTAGAAACAGTTGCGATCATCCGGGATCTCGGGGGCTACGGGCTCGCGGCCGTGATCTATTGGTTCTGGCGCCGCTCGGATGCTGAGCGGATCCGCTACCGAGATTTGCACGAAAAAGTTTTGAGCGACTTTCCACAACTCACGAACGCCATTGAGGCACTTTCTGAGCACATCAAAACCACAAGGACAAGAAGCAATGGATCGTAAACCACTAACAGTGATCAGGGTCGCGGTTGTTCATCTCTTTGGGTTCCGAACCCGTGAGGAGATTGAGGCCGAACATGAGCGCGACTCGGAGCGGACTGAAAGTGTCCGGCTGGGCATCGTCTCAGCGACTCAAAAAGTTCACGAGGCAAACCGACACTTGAGCCGACCGGCCACTGTACCGGAGATCGCACAATGAGGCTTCTGTTAGTTTTCATTCTCGCTTGTGTTTTCCTGAACGGTTGCGCGTCCCGTGAGGACTGCATTGCGTCCGCGAAGGACGACTACCGAGGGGTCCTCAAGGATTGCAAGCGCGATGGCCTCACATACGATGAGTGCAATGAGTCAACCGAAATGGAAAAAGACTTCCTAGAGAAGCAAAGGCGGTGCCGATAATGTGGGAAGCATACCGAATTGGGCGGGAGATCCTTAGGCTCTCCCCCGATGCAATCAAGCTGGTGAAGAAAGCGATCCGATCGATCAAGTACGGCCAAAAGTCGGACGCTGAAAAGCAGGCCGGTGAGGCCGCTGAGGCTGAGCAACTTTTCCGAGAGGGTAGGGAGTTTTTGGATGGCTGATTATCAAGTTTTGATGGTGAGCGGGGACTACCCCGATCGCCAAGCTCAGGCGAACGCGGCCGGGTGTGATGGGTACCTTGAGCACCACTTCAACGCGCTTGCCTACGACCGACCGGGCACCTCGGACAATCCGTGTTTTGCGCTTGTCGCGCACAATGCCAGCGACAAGTCAAAGGCATGGGCCAAGGACTACGCGGATCGCGTTGCCGATGATTTCGGATGGCGATCAAACGGCGTGGTCCAGGTGGGTCACCGGGCGCGCGGGGATTACAATCTCCGCTTTACGGACATGCCCGCGATCCTTGTTGAGCCTCTGTTTGTTTCGGACGTGGAGCAAGCGGCGGTCGCTCAGAGCGAGGACGGCCAAGAGCGCCTAGCGCGGCATGTGGTGGACTCAATCAAGGCAGCGTTTCCAAACGGCGGAAAGTTCGCGCTCAGCATCGGCCACAAGGGGAAAGACTCCTCACCCTACGACACGGGCGCGCCAGTAGTTGACAGCAAACTGACTGAGGCGGATCTTTCTGAACAAGTGATCACCCGTGTTGCTCGGATGTTAGTGGCTGACACTGAGGCGGCTGAGTCCGGGTGCAAGTGCCCGAACTGCGGCCACCCGATCAACCTCAGTTGATGCTTGGATCGTTTCTGATCCTCGCCTGCCTGTTGGCTTGCTCTGCCATGGCTTGCCTCACCCCGTTGATGTGCCGAACGTCTGTAGGGGTGAGATCCACTCTCTCGGCGTAGTCTTTTGCCACCCCGATCAAGCCCTCGCACACACCGAAAAGAGCCGAGCCCTTTCCGGGAGTCATTCCAAGCTCTACCATTTCGGCGGCCGTGTCCTCTATCAGCTTGGCGATCGATTGTTTGAACTTGAGCGAATGCGCTACGATTCTTTCTTTTTCGTCTTTGGTCATGGTGTCCTTTAGGGGAGCCCCCCTCACGGGGGGCGCTCATTTTCGATTCTTAGAAGTAGTATTCCGCGAGATGCTTCCCGGCCGCCTCGGGTGTGAAGTCTGCTGGGCGTAGAGCGCAACGGCTACCGGCCCGAACGATGCGCCTCAAAACGTCACTCTCAAGGCCCGTGAAGCGGCTGAGGGTGCGTCCAACTGCCTGGTGAGCCTCGCTCCTATCAAAGCCAGCCTCAAACAGTGTTGAGCACTGCTCGGAGGCCAGGGCGATCGCTTTGGTGAATGTCTCTTGTGCTTTGGTTCGGTCCATGGTGCGTCCTTTTCGTTTGGGGCTCCGTTGCCCCGGTGAGATTCTTTATGCTTGAAGATTCTTCCACGGTCAAGGGTCTGCGAGAGAAAAAGCGAGAGCCCGCGAGTTCTCCGGGAAAAGGACCAACTAAACCGGGAGAACTGCGGGATCTCTGAGTCTTATTTAGCACGCTTGAGCATGGCCGTAATGCAGTCGATGGCCTCACGGGCTACGGTTTCCGGCTCCCCTTCCACGTTTGAGGGCGAAACCTCAATCCCAAAGATCCAATCGTCGCCGGAGCCGATGGGCGCGCTCGGTCGATCTGGCGATGGTAGCGCGATATGGTCGGCCGCTGAGCTTCCCCACATCAGGCCAGCCATAGCCGTCTCATAGGGCATGCTTCCGTGCCAGGGGTGCCCGGCCTTGACTGCCACGAAAGCCCATAGGGAGCCGTTCTCAGCCTCAGCAATGTAGCATTTGAACCCACGTTCAAGAAAAACGATCATCTTCAGTCCCTTTCAATGTTTCATGTGAAACAGTCAGGGGGCCGGAGCCCCCCGGCCGGTGTTAACCCTTTCGGTCGTTCCACTCAATCAGGAACTCTTGAGCGGTGCTCACCTTGCCCCCGGCTGAGGTGAGCTTGGTGAAGTGTCGCGCCTCAAAGCAAGCAATATGGGCGCGGCCTCCGCAATCACCACCCGTGGGAGGCGTGCTCAGGTAGACTTGGACCCGGTCCTCATGAACCTCAGCATCCAGGCCGAGCATATCGCAGGCGTAAGCAAAGAGGGAGAAAGCTGTTTCGAGGTGTTCATTCTGCATGGTGTTAGTCCTTTTCGGTGAGCCGCTTCCTTGCGACTGATTGAGTTATGCTTGAAGATTCTTCAAAGCGCAACAGCACAAAAAACCCCGTGAAAACGATCGCGATCGAATCCACAGGGTAAAAGTCCCGGTCTCAGGTGTTAACGAATAACAGAAAAAAGATTGTTTATTTTGGGACTGTTTTTTCGTTGAAGATTCTGCAATGCTGACACCAGGGGAGGCCGGTCGGCCTTAAAAAAAGCAAATCCTGACCGGCTCTCCGTGTGTGGGCCTCATGATCCATTCCCTCAAATGATCCTCAATGAATCGAATGAGAAGATCGGCCCCGTGCCATCCGCACCCGGCGACGAATGCAACAAAGAAGATCGCAAACCACGCGAGACAGAAAACGATCAGCCACTCACCAGGGGTGAGCTTGTTCTCCGGCTTCTGTGGTTCGCCTCTCGGTGGGATCGCTACTCCCTTTTTTGCGTTCTTGTCTTTGGCTGGATCGTAGGCATGCATCAGATCGCTTTGCCCCCGTGCTTGTGTGAGCGGCTGAGGTTGTATTCCATTTTGCGTAGGATCTCTTTTTCAAGATCGATGTTGAGAGCATCGCAAAGGTCCA